GCAGATATGTGGGCTGTGCTATGGAACATTTGGCTTAGAGAACAAGAGACTAAGAACATTCCTGAATTAGAATTCTGTTGGTCTTCAGATCCAATTGAGAAACTGGAGAGAACAACACTTCTACACAATGCAGGAATTACAGGACAGACTAGTATGGGCTATCCTGCTTTCTATAAAGGAGCCTACCATGCTGGTAAAGATCCTTTTAAAGATACACACTTAGATGTGGTGTTGAATGATGAGAATTCTAAGAAGCATGCCAACCACTACTATGTGAAACAACTATTAGAATTGAAACAAAAATATAACCTTAACTATTAACCATAAAAATTAAAAAATGGGAAGCATTAACAAACGTGATCTTAAAGCTTATGTCCGCTACGATGGTAGTGGCAGAGTAGTTCCAGGGAGCTTAATCCTTAGAAGAAACAAACCAAAAGTGGGTAACTGGCAACAAGTACAAGGCTATGAATGTAATAGCGGTGGTACATCTTATCAAATTGTAGCAACTGCTGAAGGTGCTGTATCAACAGTAATTACTTACAGATCTGGTGTTGACAATAGCACACAAACTGTAAACTTAGTTGGTAGCAATTTATTAGTGGCTACTATCTGTGCTGTAACTGGTTCTATATCTGCAGCAGATGCAGCAGGAACTACAACAGTTATTACAGCAGGAGCTGGTTGTACATGTTCTAGTTTTGATCCTGAAGTAAGTTTTAGTAATACAACTACAACTACCACTACTACAGCAACACCTACAACTACAACCACTACATCTTCTACTAGTACTTCTACAAGTACAACTACAAGTACATCAACTAGTACCACTAGTACAACAACTACAGAACCTCGTTAAAACCAATAATAATGGCAAAATCATTATTCCCTGATGAGATGATGAAATCAGGGGAATTAAACTTGGAAACAATAGCTGGGAAGCTTACATATTTTCATGAGCAATTGCATCTATTACATTGGACTACAACCAGTTATGCAGAACATCAAGCTCTTGGTGGACTATATGATTATGTACATGATTTTAAGGATGGGGTAATTGAGAAACTTATGGGCTACATGGGCAAGCGTCCCAAAGCACCGAAGGTAGAACCTCTATCTGACTCAGCAAATGCTAGTCTGGTGGTTAGTGAGCTTATGAGTTTCGCCTCAAGCCTTAAAAGCTTTGGTGAGAGCAATGGCTATCACGACATTTCTAATTTGGCTGATGCTCTATCTGGAGAAGCCGCAAAGACAAAGTACCTGCTAACACTGTCCTAATGACAATAAGCAAAAGATTCTTTCCTGAAGTGTTGCCTGATAACGAAATTGCTTATTTTGCACATCTGGAGGGAGTGATTAACTCAGTGGATGAACTCAGTAGTCTTGAGATAACCAAAACTCCAACTGCTTATCATTTCAGACTGGTACCTAGTCTTCCTAAATACAACCCAATGCTTTTGGAAGAGCTATTAAAACTACATAACGTCTTCCACATAAAGCTCAAACTGTCTAAGTCTATCAAGACCTCTGCCACAATAGCATTTGAAATAGAAATATAATGGTCGTTATCTATAAAATAGAGTCTCCTTCAGGTAAAGTTTATATAGGACAAACTTGGAATTATAAAAGAAGAATGTCAAGATATAGGAATGTTTCATGTAAAGAACAACCTAAACTTTACAACTCACTGTTAAAATACGGTGCTGATAATCATTCATTTACAATAATCCATGAACTTCCTCAAGACATAGAACAACACATTGTTGATACTTATGAACAATTATATATAGATCAGTATAGAGACTGTGGTATACAACTAATGAATATTAGAGAAGCAGGAAGTCATGGAAAACACTCTCAAGAAAGTATTGAAAAGTTAAGAAAAGCAAACCTAGGAAAGAAATACTCTGATGAGTTTAGAAAAAAGAGGAGTAAAATAATGAAGGGTAACACTTTAAGACTAGGCTCATCTCCATCGGAAGAAACTAGATTAAAGATGGGAAACTCTCGAAGAGGACAAGTTAGATCTGAAGAAACCAGACTCAAGATGAGAAATTCTGCTCTTGGTAAGAAAAAGTCTCCAGAACATGTTAGAAAGGTAGTAGAGGCTAAAAGAAGAAACAGACTACTGAAACTAGAGATAAATTTGGATAATTCATAAACCATACATAAATTTGTTCAAACCAAAAAATATATATTATGGCAACTTACGATCCTGCGAAACGTTACACATGGACTCCTGATGACAAATTTGAATTCACTGGAGCAGAGTTTGGTCTCATTCTAAATGCATTTCGTGCTGTTCTTAATACAGAAGAAGCTGCAAAGATTCTTTTAGCTAACGAAGCTAGTCAAGCTGTGGAGCGTGCTCTTGCAACAGCTGTTGAAAATGATACAGTTAAAGAAGCTGAAGAAGTTCCTAAAAAAGCAGGTTTGTGAAAACCTGTGGAATCCATATAATCCCTTTAGATGCTGATGGACTATGTCCTAAGTGTCTAGAAGAAAAAAATAATTAACATGGCAAATGCTGCAAAAGCTCCTAAAGCTAAAGCTGGTAAAGAGATGATCAAACGTGCTGACGGTAGCTACTCACAACGTGGTTTGTGGGATAACATCCGTGCTAAGAAGGGCTCTGGGAAGAAGCCTACAGCCGCAATGCTTAAACAAGAAAAGAAAATAAAAGCTAAATCAAAATAAAATGGCAAAAATTAAAAAAGCTCAATTTGGAGCTCCAATTAGAAAAGGCGGATCACGTGGTGGTAGTAGTTGTGCTGCAACTACATCAAGTTTTGAACGTGCTGAACGCAGAGAAGGTAGACAAGTTGAGCGTGATTACAACAAGCTCATGCGTCAAAACAAACGTGAAGAACGTAAAGCTGAAAGAGCTGAAAGAAGAGCTCCAAAAGCACAAGCTGGTTTGAAAGCTTCCAACAAACGTGTAGGACCTGTGGATCCTAAAGGTGCTTGGACCACTGTTCAAAAACAAACCATTGCTGGTAAGAAAACTCCTGTAAGTCTTAAGAAGGACAAGCAATTAGGTGCTACAAAGATGATGAAATCTGGTGGTAAAGCAAAAAAGAAAAAGTAATGGCAACAGATAAAAAGTGGATGCAAAAGGCTGCTGCTTCTATCAAACGTAGAGGCACTGCAGGTAAATGCACTCCTATCACTAAACCTGGATGTACTGGTAAGGCTAAAACTCTTGCTATGACATTCAAGAAGATTGCTAAAGCTCGTAAAAATAAATAATGGCTAAGCTGAAGAAGATATTACAATCTGCCCCAAGGCTACGTAACACTCTTCCTCAGAATGTCACTAGAGGAAATGGCGTTAAAAACCCACAGAAGGCTGAGGCCTATGTGGGTAAACGTGTTTTAAGAAGTGGCGACACAATTACCTCTATAAAGGGTGCAATATCTCCAGTACCCAACGGCCCCTTAATTAAAAAGAAAGGACCCTACGCTGGATCCACACTCAAAGGTGGTGGTAAGGTGAAAGTGATGGCTGGTGGTGAAAAGCATGTAGTTTATAAATCTGCTAAAAACAGTAGTAAAGCTACCAAAGGAGACATAATAGTAAACCATCCTACCAAAGACAAGGGTAAGTGGGACACTATCAACCTCACTAAAATTGGTAGAGCCAAAACTGTTAAACAGGGTGTTGCTTCTACAAAGAAGTGGCACAAGGATAATCCTAATTACAAATACAAAGGTAAAAAGAAATAACCATGGCTAATATTAAGAAAGCCCAAATGGGTTATAGGGTGAGAGGTGAGGCTAGGAGTTGTGGTATTGAAAGACAAGCTCGTAAGAATGAGCGTCAGTATGATAGAGAAAACCGTCAAGCTAATAGACAAGCTGAAAAAGAAATCAAGCGTGAAGAACGTCAAGCTAAACGTGAAGAACGTAAGATTCCTAAACAGCGTTCTGGTGGATCTACACCAGCTTGGCAAAGAAAGGAAGGAAAGAATCCTGCAGGTGGGTTGAATGCAAAGGGTGTAGCAAGTTACAGACGTGCTAATCCTGGAAGCAAGCTGAAGACAGCTGTAACCACCAAACCTTCTAAACTCAAGAAAGGTAGTAAAGCTGCTAGTAGACGTAAGTCATTTTGTGCTCGTATGTCTGGTATGAAGAAAAGACTGACATCAGCCAAAACTGCTAACGATCCTAATAGTAGGATTAATAAATCACTCCGTAAATGGAATTGCTAACATTTAAATCTAAATAACAATGGCACGTATTAAAAAAATGGAGAGCGGTGGTAAATCTGCTCTTGGTATGAAATCAGTAAAATCTGGATTTGATAAAAATCCTGGCGTTACAAGAGCTGATATCATCGTAGCTGCTAAGAAAGAAGCTAAAGATGGTAAGAGCATTAAGAAAGCTCAAACTGGGACAAAAACAAAAGTGTCTCTTCGTTCTGGTCAATTAAAACGTCTAGGTAGATTGAGCGGTAAGAATCCTGACAAAGCTCAAAAAGTTGGTGAAAAAATGGTTGAACGTGCTACACGTAGACAACGTGGTAAAGAGTATTTAAAGAAAAATGCTCCTAAGTTCATCCCTGAAGTTCCAGAAGTAGAAGCTAAACGTGGCATTAAAGTGAAGAAAGCTCGTAGCGGTGCTACACTTTCTCCTAGTAAAAGTAATATATCTA